GCTGAAGGAAAGCAAGCTTGCAAGATCAAGGTAGTCATGGGGGTGCCCACTGCTATGCAGCAGGCATCTCGCTGGTCTTCCTTGAATCCTGTTTCGATTGCTTGGGAATTGATTCCCTATTCCTTTGTAGTAGACTGGTTTGTCGATGTCGGTTCCTATCTCAGGGACTTTGAGACCGCGTTGTTGTACAACTCGATCTTCAAGGGAGGGTACATATCCGAACTATATACGTATCATGCCAAAGAAACTATCGATTATTTCGATAGTGATTGGCTGAGACCCAATTATGGTAATTGGGTTAAGGTGCGTAAAGTAGAAGGACATGTGGCGAGAACAGCTTTTCGCCGAACTCTCCTGACATCGTATCCGTTTCCTCAAAGGCCTTCGTTTAAGGCCGACCTTGGTCGCTGGCAAATGTTGTCGGCGGCTTCTCTGCTTAGGCAAGTGTTGTCTAGGCAATAACCGAACCAGTGATGGTTCCTTAAATGAGGTAACTCATGGCAATTGTCGCTATTCAACTGTACGACGCACAGGCGACCCCTGTGAACCATGTATTTAACCCTACTCGTCCCGACCAGATTGCCGCGCTCTGGTTCGAGGATACTTCTCAGGCCAGCCCCATCGGCTACTGGCGCATCAGCGTTGAGCTGAAGCGGCCGGCGGTCGCTGTTGCTGGTCAGTCCTCGAAGGATCGCGTCTATCGTGTGAAGGTGACGATGCACGAGCCGGTTCTCGAAACGCTCGGTACGAGCGATTCGGGTCTGACTCCTGCTCCGACCCTGGCGTACGTTTCCCGCGGTTTTGCGGAATTCGTACTCCCGGAACGTGGCACTCTTCAGAACCGCAAGGATCTGAGGAAGATGCTCCACAATCTTCTCAATGAGGCGCAGACTATCGCGGCCATTGAGACCCTTGTGATGCCGTTCTAACACACTGGGAGGTTCTGTGAAACGCACAAACAGCGATGTTATGGAGACCATTGTGTGGTCTCTGTGCAGTTCTATAGATTCTCCAAGGGCCTTATCCGTCTGGTTGTGTTTTAAATACAACCAAGAGGAGCTGGTAAAGCTACCTCCGGCGGATCCTGCAAATAGCAGCACGCAAGAGTTCCAACTAGACTACTTCATAACCGAGTACCTTTCTAAGTACAAGGGGTTGAAGCTGAATAGGGATCTCAAGCAAGCTGCGCTCGACAGCTGGAGAGCTGCCGAAAGCAAGTGCCTGGAGTCCAATAAGATGTTCCGAGAGTTACAGCAACGGCCTATTGTCGGCCACGCTAATAGGGTCCTATTCGGGGCCCAGCGTAAAATTGCTGCGGTTCTCGGGCGTCTTCGGATTCCGGTCGTGCTTAGCTATTGCAGATGGGGTTCTGGGGCTACTTTCGACTTGCGTCGAAGTAGAGCATCCCCAGATAAAAAGATCTCCCAAGCAGCTTCGGTAACGGAGGCGGCACTTCCCTATCTCAGGGCGGTGATCGACTCTGATCCGCATTGGGCTGCGGCCCTCTTTGGCGTGATGCCTTGGGGGCCGTATTCCTCC